ATTTAGCAGTCAATGATTCAGCATAGAATTATAAAGAAATTACAGAAGATGAATATACTACTTTGAAAGAATAGTAGGATAAAGCAATTGAATAGAAGTAGAAGGAAGATGAAGATAAATTTAAACTAAGTAATGAAGCAAGTGATGAAGGAAATTAGAGCCTGTAACAAGGAAATTTAGAAGAAAGATGAATCAAGGACTGTAGAAGGATATGCAGTTGTATTTAACAGCCCGTCTAAAGATTTGGGTGGTTTTACAGAAGTAATAGAGCCTACAGCATTAGACGGTGTGTTAGATAGGTCTGATATTCTTTGCCTTTTGAATCACAATGAAGAAAGGGGCGTATTGGCAAGGTCTAAATATGGCACTGGTTCATTAGAATTATCTGTAGATGATACTGGATTGAAGTATAGATTTGAAGCACCTAACACTACATTAGGTGATGAATTACTGGAAGGCATTAAAAGGGGTGATATTAGTACAAGTTCATTTGCCTTTACTATTGACAAAGATAGCTGGACAAAGAATGAAGATGGTACTTATTTAAGGACTATCAACAATTTCAAAGAGCTGTTTGATGTATCACCAGTTTATAAAGAAGCATATCCAGATACTTCTGTAGCGTTAAGAAAGATGGATGAATTAAAGAAAGATGAAGAACAGGAATTAAAGGACTATTTTAAGAATCTTAGAGAAAAATTAAAATGAACACACTGGAGTTAACAGACAAAAGGGAACTACTTAAAATGAGAGCAAATGAATTAGTATCTGGTGCTGAAAAGGAAACAAGGAAATTAAATGCTGGTGAACAAGCAGAATTTGATACCATAACTAAAGAAGTAGCAGATATAGATGCTCAGATTAGAAAGATTGAAGAAGATAATCAAAAACAAACAAGTAAAACAAAAACTAATAAAATGGGAAAATTTTCATTATTGAAGGCTATTAATGATGTTGCCAACAACAGACAATTAGACGAAAAAGCGCAAGAAGTTGTAGAAAAAGGCATATCTGAATTTAGAAAAGCAGGGCAAAATTATGGTGGATAGATTGTCCTTCCAGTTGAGGAAAGAGCAACTGGCGACCAAATAGCAGCTACTATAGCAACCGCAGGGCAAGAAAATGTGGCAGAAGATAAATTAGGAATCTTAGAGCCACTAAGAGCAAATTTAGTAATGGTTCAAGCAGGTGCATCTTATATGACAGGCTTAGTAGGTGATGTTTCTATTCCTGTATATTCTGGAAGTAATGTAGGCTGGAAAGGTGAAGTAGATGCTGCATCTAAGGGCAATGGTACATTTAGTGAAGTGTTGTTATCTCCTAAGAGATTAACCGCTTATATTGACGTTTCTAAACAATTCCTTATTCAAGATTCTAATGATGCAGAATCAATGTTGAAGCAGGATATAGTTAATGCTCTTTCTAATGAATTGGAAGCAACTTTATTGGGGGCAGAAGCAGGTAGTACTACTAAACCAGCTGGTTTATTCAATGGGGTAGTAGCAGATACTACAGCCGTTACTTATGAGGACATAGTAGGAATGGAATCCACTTTGGAAGGAAACAATGTAAAGGGCAATATATGCTTTATTGTATCTCCTACTGCTAAGGCTACATTAAAAACTACTGATAAAGGTACAGACACTGGTAACTATTTGATGGAAGATATGGAAGTAAATGGTTATCCTGTTTATTCTACATCCGCTGTTACTGATAAAGGTGTTATTATGGGTAACTTTGCTGATTATGTTATAGGACAATGGGGTGGCATTAACAGTTAAATCAGTGCCATAATAATAGAAATATATTATGTATCTCTTAATTGAGATAGACCCTTTAAATAAACTCCTTTAATTGACGGGAAACTCCTTATAGATTATTCTACTAACTTTAGGTGGTGACATACTAAAGGGCAAGTCTAATCAACTTGATATAGTAAAAAAGAATAATATTGGACAATCCGCAACCAAGCAACTATTTATAGTTGAAGGCTCAGAGGTCAGTAAGTCCTTACAAAACAAGTAAGGCATAGGAATTAGGTTTGGAAACCTAATATCTGAAATGAGGGGCATCTTAACAAGTAATGTTGAAGATGGTGATATGACCCAATCTTTATAGAAATATAAAGCCAAACTTATAACTTATATCTTTGATTTATAACTACAATCCATTTATAAGTTCTTAATTGGTGGATAACTACTACCCTAATTATTAACTTTTAAAACATAATTAATATGATAGGAATTTATAAATGGACAAGTCCAAGCGGTAAATATTATATTGGACAAGCTGTTAATTTAGAGAGAAGAAAAAAAGAGTTTACTACAAACCCAAAAACATACACTTATACAAGTGAAAACAGTGCAATAGATAGAGCAAGAAGAAAGTATAGCGATTTCACAAAATGGAAATACGAAATACTTCAATATTGTGAACTTGATTAGCTTGATGAATTAGAAATTAAATATATAACTGAATATAATTCAACAAATAGTCAATTAGGATATAATTGCACAAAAGGTGGTGACGGAACAAAGGGTGTTAAATGGGGAACTGAAAAACAGATTGAAGCACTTTAGAATAGAAGAAGCTATGAAGGTGCTAATAATCCCAATTACGGAAAACACTATACAGAAGAGGTCAAAGAGAAAATAAGACAAGCAAGGTTAGGTAGTAAACAATCATTAGAAACCATTAAAAAGAAAAGCAAACCAGTTATTCAACTCTCATTAGATGGAAAATTTCTAAAAGAGTGGATAGGTGCAGCACAAGCAATGAAAGAACTTGGTATAGACAAAGCATCTATTGGAAGGGTTTGTTAGGGTAAAAAGAAAAGTGCTGGTGGTTTCAAATGGAGTTATAAGGAAATATAAATGTGATTTAACTGTTGACCCTTTCACTCAAGCACCAAACGGAATGATAAGATTGGTTATCAATGCTTACTTTGATGCAAAACCTCGTAGAACAGAGGCATTTGTAAAGAAGATTTTGAAATAATTTATCCATTAATAAGTTAGTAAGCTATGTATATAACATTAGAACAAGCTAAGAAACATCTTCTTATTGATGAAGATTTTAAGGATGATGATTTATATATTCTGGACTTAATCACAGTAGCAGAAGATAGCGTATCTAAGCATTTAGACATAGCTTTAGATGAATTGGAAGAAGGTGGCGTTTTGCCACCTTCCATAATTCACGCTATGTTATTAATGATTGGTAACTTATATGCTAATCGTGAGCCTGTAACTTATGGAACTGTGGTTAAAATACCCTATACTTATGAATATTTGATTGGATTATATAAAAACTACAGTGTAAAATGATAGCAGGAATTTTAAGGGAAAGAATAACTATCAAAAAACCAGTTGAAGTAAAAAATGGATATGGTGGAACTGATACCACTTATGAAGATGTGACTACTACAAGAAGTGCAGTTAAATTCAATAATGGCAATAGAGTAGATTAGAATAATGAAATAGTTACTACTACTAATGTGACTTTTACAATTAGACTATATCACTCTATAACTAATGATATGATAGTTATCTGGAATAATTAGAAGTACAGAATTTTATCCGTCAACGTTGAAAAGGAAAAGCAAAGAATTAATATAATTGGTGATTTAATCAATGAATGAAGCTAAATTTAATGTGGATGATAGCAAGGTTTTAGATGTATTTGCTTCACTATCCACTAAGAAAATGAAGAACAGCTATAAGAACGCACTTAAAAAATCATCCAGAATATTAGTGAATGAAGCTAAGAAAAATTTCCGAAAAGTTACATCCCGATATAAATCTAAAGCATCCAATTTAAAAAACGGATGGCACACTAAGACAGATAAAAATGGCAATGTAACGGCAAAGTCATTGCAGGATGGTATAAAGTTTTCTGTAAGTAAAGATGCTGAAAGTTCTAAGATTCATATAATGGGAGATTTTAGATTGAAGTTTTTTGAAATGGGTACTAAGGTTAGACAGCTAAGAAAGAACAAGGCTTACAGGGGCAGAATGACTGCCAGCTGGTTCTTTAAGACTGCAAGAAATACTAAGGAGCAACAGATAGAAACAGACTTCCAATAGAATCTAAGAGAATCAATATTAAAAGCAGCAAGAAGATGAGTTTACAAATAGGTAAAGCAATTTATTCATTACTTTCAAGTGATGATGAATTAACAAATAAAGTGCATAATAAGATATTTCCATTGATAGCCAACATTAATACAACATTTCCCTTCATTGTTTACAAACGTGACAGTATAGAGCCACAATATACTAAGGATTATCTGACTGGCGAAACAATAACTATGGAAATTGTGATAGCTTCAAATGACTATGTAGAATCCATAGAGATAGCGGATAAGGTTAGAAGTATATTAGACAATTATAGGGGAACAGTAGAAGGTATAAGCATAAGAAATATCAGAATGACAGAAGCAGATGAGGATTATTTAGAAGATACTTATATATAGAATATTACAATAAAAATAACTATTTGATATGGGAACAGTAATTAATGGTAGTGATTTGATGCTATTCATAAACGGAAAAAGCGTTGCATTTGCTACTTCACACAAATTATCTATCAGTGCAGATACAAACGAAACCACTAACAAAGATGTTACTGGTGGCTGGACTTCTGAAACAGTTAAAAAACTTAGTTGGACTGCTTCAAGTGAGAATTTATATGCAGATGAAGGTGCAGGTGATACATTCGGTGATTTATTTGATTTAATGGTAGCCAAAACGCCTATAACAGGAATATTTACAGTTAAGAATGATACGGAGATTCCTGCTACTGGCTGGACTGCTAAGGCAAAAACTGGTTATACTGGAAATGTTATAATCACTTCATTAGAAGCAAATGCACCAGATGGAGAAAATGCAACATTTACAGCGGAATTTAAGGGCGTAGGTGCATTAACTAAAGTGCCAACAGTCTAATTCTATTAACTATGAAATACCCTTATACCCTTTGTATAGGGGTATTTCTTTTAATTAATCTATAAACTAATAACTTATTATGGAAAATATAACTATTAATGGCGAAGAATATAAAGTGAAATATTCTATTAGAGCCTTATTTATATATGAAAAAATCACTGGTGAAACATTTAGTATTAAAACCACAATGGATGAATATCTATTTTTCTATTCTATCCTATTGGCTAATAATCAAAATATGGTTCTAACCTTTGAACAGTTCTTAGATGCCTGTGATGATGATATGACAATATCTTAGAAGTTTCAAGAACTGATTAAGGCAGAAGGAGATAAAAGAACAATGATAGCACCAGACGAAAATACGCAAGAAGTAAAAAAAAATTAAGTATTTCAGAAATATATTCTATGCTTGTATTAGAAGCTGGATTAGATGCAGGCTATGTAATGGATTAGATGCAAATGTATGAAGTAGATACATTGATAAACAATCTGTACAAGGCTAATAAAAACGGATGGGAACAAGCCAGAATGATAGCCTATTTATTGGCATAGGTAAACAGTTCTAAGAAACTTAAACCTACTGATATTATTTCATTCAGTTGGGATAAGGAATAGAATAAAGGTGATACTAAAATATCAAATGAAGATATTGAAAGGTTAAGAGATGAAGCGAAACAATTTATAAATAAAATATAATATGACTGACTTAGTTACAAGGCTAATATTAAAAACAGGGCAATTTGATTCTAATTTAGCTAAATCAACTTTATAGGTAAAACAGTTTAAGGGATATGTTCAAAATGCTAAGTAGGGATTTTCATCTTTTCTTGGTGGTGCTGGGATGGGTGGATTATTATCATTTGCAAGTGTTACAGGTGCTTTAGCTGTATTAGGTTCACAGTTTAAGAAATGTATAGATAATGCCAAAGAGTTTGAATCTTCTTTATCACATTTAAAGGCTACATTTAATTTATCCGCTGATGCAATGGATAAGTTATCTAATAGTGCTATGGCTACTGGAAGGGCTACAGCTAAATCCGCTTCTGACATTGCTAATGCCTATATGATGGTAGGTTCTAAAATACCCACATTAAAACAACAGCCAGAAGCATTAGACTATGTTACAAAATCTGCAATTACCCTATCTAAAGCTGGTTTGATTCCTTTGGAAGATGCTACTAACATTCTTAGTACTTCATTAAACACAATGGGATTAAATGTTGAAAGTACTGATTAGGTTATTAATACTTTGGCAGCTGGTGCATAGAAAGGCAGTGCAAACATAGACTATTTGGGAACAGCAATATCTAAAAGTGGTTCAGTTGCTTCTAGCTTTGGAATATCAATACAACAGTTAGTAGCAGCCATTGAAACAGTTGCACCTAAAGTATCAGATGCAGGTGAAGCAGGTACAGGATTAAGGAATGTATTTCTTGCATTGGAAAAACAATCAGATGATAATTTGAAACCTTCTGTAGTTGGTCTGCAAACAGCACTGGAGAATTTAAGTGGTAAAACTGGTGATACCAACTATATGTTGAGTTTGTTTGGTAAAA